GTGCGTGATGGATACAGAAAAAAAGTTTTGTACTCCCCCATGGTGCACTACAGTGCGTTGTACAACTATACAGTGTTGTCACAACAGCATGGAACAACACTGGTAAAAATTACCCGTTGACATTGTACTGCAATGGTGGTATAATATAGACAATGAAACAAGGGAATACAGTGAACCGAATGGAATGGCATAGAGAAGTCCAAAACAGGGGTTCAAAGAAAACCTTGACAAAGAACAGAAAATGTGATACAATTAAAGGGGAAAATTAAATCCCAATTGAATCACAAGAGAAACATTGAGGAGATGTTCTTATGAAAAAGACTGTTAAGATTGAGATGTACCTTGACTGCACCAACGAATGGGGGGACCGCCGCTGGAATTATGTGTGCACTGTGTGGGGCGACCACATTGAGTTTGACCGTTCCCGTTGGTACTTGCGTAATGCCGACAATAGTCTGGTTTGTTGTGGCAATGTTGCTGAACTGCACGGTGCCGGCACTGATGATTTTGATGTGAAGTTCAAGAACGTTGTGTGCTATTGATATCCACGAACACAAGTAACATTGAGGAGATGTACTATTATGACTACTATTAATTATTGTTTGCGTTCCATGCCGTATGCACAGTGCCACGTTGCGTTTATCAGTGACGGCGGCTGTCTTAAAGAAGTTCGGCTTGTGTCGTATTCTACCACCATTCTGTCTGTGAAATATAACGGCACTGACGCTGATGTTGAAGTAATGTATCCTGTTGATTGCAGTCGCACGACAGCCCGTCACGTCAATCGGTTTACTACTGAACTATTGGGCACAAATGAGTATCACGCTTTGAAAAAATTGGGCGAGGGGCGCACAATGCGATTTGAGGGCTGTGCAGTTTGTATTAGCAATTTGCACACCGAATACTTGAATTATGGCAATCGGTTATACTACTAAGTCGAAACACCGGTTTTCCGGTGTACGCACAAGTCGGCAACTTGTACGCTGATGATGACAAGCCAAAATACATTGAAGAGGTGTAGTATTATGAAAATGAAAAAGTATTATCCGATTCTCAAGTCCCGTGCTGAATACTGGTTCAGTGATGTTTTCAATCGTCAGCGGTGGGCCGAATACGTTACGGCTGTTCAGAAGTCCGGTGAATACAGTGATATTTACGTCCGGTTGGCGTGGGATATGGCAAGGATGTTTACAACTGCTGAGGAACGTTGTGGTTGGATTGATGATTGCAGTGCCAACGATAAAGCCTTTACCACGCTTGCTAAGAAAGTTGGTATGGATGTTGGTTATTTCTAATAGTAATTCCTAGGCCGGTATCCTGTACCGCTGTACAGGGTACTAACGTGGGAACTACCACGAGAAAGTGAGGGCATGAAAAAATGTCTCTGTATCATTTCCAGTGTATCGCACCTATTTTAGCGGCTGTTGCTGTATGCTTTGGCCTGTACCTGTATGCTATGTTGAAGGGGTGGTTGTAATGATTCGACTTTATCTCAAGAGCTACAAACCTGCTGAGCTGGTTCAGCTCTACAATGCGATGTCGCTTGCTCGTACTATGGTCAAGGCTGATGTTCTGACAAACACGGCAAAGGACTTGGACGAAGTATTACAGTACATATCTGGGTACATGGATGCAAAGGGGGATTCTGCAAAATGAGTGCACGCCTTAATGGTTCCCAGTTGGCCCACCGGGTATACAAGTACCTGCTGGCCCAGTATTCTGCTGAGCAGTTGCAGAACACTTATTATACCATGGATACCCGGGTATTTGCTGAGCCTGATGTGGCGTTCTACCCGGATATTGAGAATCGGTTCAAATCGCCCACAGACGCTATGAACTACCTATTGGAAGAGGGGTTGCCAATCTGGTTGGTGAAGTCTGGTTCTAATTACCCGTTGGAACACTTCACCTATCGAAAAGCCGAATTACTGTTTGACCTGTAATTTCTAGGCCGGTATCCTGTACTACGGTACAGGGTACTAACGTGGAAATTACCACGAGAAAGGATTGTGGAAAACTATGTTGAAACTGTTAAAAGTCCCGCCCTAGTTGGGAATACCCGATTGTTAAATTTTTAACAATCTCATTGAAAAGTACCATAACTTGGACGTATAAAATCTCTATCCCGAACGCAACAAATGTCCATGTTAATCTGTACCCAGATATGGTACAATAAGTGTGGGAGATAACTTCCATCTCCTAATTTAGACGCTTCAACACAACACAAAGGAGTATTCATCATGCGTAAGTATTCTATCACTCGCCGTTCCATCGTTACCACTGCTGCTGTCAAGGCCGTCAATCTGAACACCTTTGAGGTGGTTGATATGACTGCCACTCTTGAGGGTGCATTCGCTGACAACTCTGACGCACTCAAGGGCGTTCAGAAGGTCTGGGAAAATGACGAGTTCAACCCCGTTGCCGTTACCAGCCTGTCTTGCAAGGTCAAGACTTATGGTATGACCGCCAGCCAGTGGTTTGCCAACGCCGATGTTATCGATGAAACCGATATCGCCCCCGAGGAAGCGGCCCAGTTCGGCAAGCGTCAGAAGAAGTCTGGCGAGAACGCACAGTAAGTCTATCCGTTCAACAAACACATAACAAGTAAGGAGTATCACTATGAATATCATCAACAAGTCCGCTAACGTTGCATCTTCCTTTGACCTTTACAAGCTGGTTCAGTCCCCTGAGCGCAAGAAGCTGACCGATATCAAGGGCCAGAACATCACGCTTGACAAGTGGGTTCTGTACACTGAGCCTGACAAGGACGGCAAGGAGATGAAACTGCTGGCACTGACCACCGCTGACGGCTCTGCCTACTGCACCAACTCTGCAACGTTCTGCCGTTCCTTTGAGAGCGCTGTCGCAATGTTCGCCCAGTTCGGCGAAGAGTTCCACGAGATTCAGGTAACCACCGGCACGTCCAAGAACGGTCGTGATTATATCGACTGTGTTGTGGTCGGCTAATCACCAGCACGAATAACAACTAATTAAGAAGAAAGGCGAAGTTCTTCTTAAATAAAATCACTTACAGTATCCCGGCTGGTGGCCAATTCACTGGCCGGGATTCTTCTATAAAGGAGATGAACAAATTATGAATCATCGCCAACAAGTAGCCGCTATGCACGCTAGAGAGCTGGCAAAGGCCAAACAGCAGTTGTTGCTCAAGGTGAATCAGTATATTCAGGAAGTGCGTGCAGATGGCGGCAATGCTGAGGTAGTGCCACAGATACAGCGTCTTATAAGTCTTGGTAGTTATCGGTTGCGTGATGTGCAAAAAATGCGACAGATTGCTAGTGACCCACAAAAAGTTAAAGAGTATGTGTATGCTGAGAATGCACAAGGGCAAGTGATTAGTGGTGAAAAAGCTATAAAGCGCTATCAGTCTTATCAGCATTCCGGCATTGCCAAACCAGCTGACCAGTTCAAAAAGAGTGTTGAAACAGTAATTGATACTGTTAAAGAGATGTTTGTTGACATGAACGCATACAACGAGTTTGCCCGTAAGTTGAATGCTCTTGTTAATCAGGACATTAACGAACCTACTGAAGAGGAATGGTTTGTAACACACGGCGCATATTTAGCACGGTTGAAGAATCCCAAGGAGATTGAAGCATCCAAGAAATGGTTCATGTGCCTCAATCGAGAAAACACCAGAGATATGGAACGAGCCTTTAATACTTTGCTAGAACAGGAAGGTGCAAAGGAAGTTGCTAGGCGCATAAACGAGAACTTAACGAAAATTATGGAAGCGGCTGTTATTGCGGCAATTGGTTATAACGAACAAGCTGGCTCTGCTGTACAGGATGTTCTAATAATACTTGCGCCAAGAGCAACCCGAGAACAGATGCAGTCAATGCAAGAATTGTATGACAGCCAGTTTGAATACAATGATTATGAGGAATGATATCTAATGTCACGTTCCGAAAAGTGGCGAACTTTCAGTGCTGACTTTGAGACAACAGTTGAAGAGAATACGAGACAACAGACAGCGACTGAGGTGTGGAGTGCCGCTAGTGTTGAACTGTGGACTGAGGACGTTATGGTTTTCCATTCCATTGGTGAGCTGTATGAGTATTATGTATCACTGAACGAGAACATTGTGGTATACTTCCACAATCTCAAATTTGATGGAAACTTCTGGTTGTCGTATCTACTCTATGATCTCAAATTCAAGCAAGCCTTTGACCCAACACCAGACCAGAAAGGCGGCAAGTTCAAAAAGAACTGGGAAATGCCTGACAGGTCGTTCAAATACGTTATCTCAGATATGGGCCAATGGTACACTATGACTATCAAGGTGAATGGACACTACATTGAACTTAAAGACAGTCTTAAATTACTCCCATTCAGCCTAAAACAAATCGGTATCAGTTTCAAGACCAAACACCAGAAACTAGATATGGAGTATAAAGGGCACAGATACGCTGGTTGCCCTATCTCTCAAGAAGAACTAAAGTACATTGCAAATGACGTTCTAGTTATTAAAGAAGCACTTGAATTTATGTTCTCAGAGGGCCACAAGAAACTTACAATTGGTTCATGCTGTTTGGACGAGTTCAAGAAGGGGCTCGCAGTCGGAGACGATTACAGCAAGCTGTTCCCAGACCTGTACAAAATACCTCTTGACCCAGAAGTTTATGGTTCTAGCACAGCTGGTGAATGGATTCACAAATCGTACAAAGGTGGCTGGTGTTATCTGGTGAAAGGTAAAGAGTGCAAGGAGTATAGAAATGGTGTTACAGCAGATGTGAACAGTCTGTATCCATCTGTAATGCACTCTGAATCTGGTTCAGATTATCCTATTGGCAAGCCTAAGTTCATTCATGTTGAAGCAAACGAAGGTGATATCTGGGACGCATACAATTGCCCTATTAAATATGACCCGTTCTGGTTTCAGCCGACAGAAAAGCCTAAAAAGCTGTGGGAATATGGAAAGTTCTATTTCTTCCGCATTAAGACCCGGTTCTATCTGAAACCCGGTAAGTTGCCTTTTGTACAGATTAAAGGCTCTTGGATGTACAAAGGAACAGAAGCACTAGAAAGCTCAGATATTGTTGGTAAAGACGGTATTCCACGTTCCGAATACTATGACATTGACGGTAACTTACACGACACACGAGTTGAGCTTACATTAACACAGACAGATTTCATTCTACTGCGTGAACACTACAATCTAGTTGATTATGAACTACTTGATTACTGTGAGTTTGATTCAACTATTGGCCTGTTTGACGAGTATATTGACAAGTATGCCGCAATCAAAAAGACAAGCAAAGGTGCTATGAGACAACTTGCAAAACTATTTCTAAACAACTTATACGGAAAAATGGCATCTAGCATGAACAGCTCTTTCAAAGTTGCATTTGAAAAAGATGATGGTTCTGTTGGATTCTACGAGGTGGATGAAAATGACAAAAAACCCGGATACATTCCAGTTGGTTCAGCTATCACTAGTTATGCCCGCAACTTTACCATTCGTGCAGCTCAACAAAATTATTACGGAAAGGACAAGCCCGGATTTATCTACGCCGACACAGACAGTATACACTGTGACCTGCCGCCTGAGCAGTTAAAAGGCATTAAGGTGCACCCATCAAATTTCTGCTGTTGGAAGCTAGAATCGAGCTGGGATATCGGCTGGTTTGTGCGACAAAAGACGTACATTGAGCACGTTGTAGCCGAGGACTTAGAGCCGATAGAGAACCCTTACTACAATATCAAATGTGCAGGAATGCCAAAAAAGTGCAAAGACTTGTTTGCAGAATCCTTTGACAACAAAGTTGCAGAGGACATTGAGAACGGCATAAATCCAAGAAATGAGGAACAACCGCTATCTGATTCTAAACTTACGCCAGAAGAGATTGCATTTCTTAGTAAAACACGCACATTCAAAGATTTCAAGACAGGCTTAACAGTTCCCGGTAAACTGCTTCCTAGAAGAATCAAAGGCGGTGTGTTGCTGGTTGATACTGATTTTACAATGAGGTGATATAATGACTATTGAAGAATTTTACCAGTCTTGCCAGAACTGTGGGGGGAAAACCGAGTTTGAGCTGTGGAGTTTCTTCACGCTCCTGTATCGTGGGCGGTTTGACCCCATGAAGAACCAGTTCAGAAACCTTCATGTGAGCACGTTTGAGGTTCGTAAAGGCAAAGTAAGAATCCAAGTTAGGGAGTGCGTAAGATGATTACACTAGAGGAACTTTGGTATGCGTGGTGTGACATTGACGGGCACACCGAAGTGCACCTTGCCTTTGACGGTGAGGACGAGTTTGACACATTCAAGTTCAGTGAGCGTGACAAGTGGCGGCGATATGATAAGAGCATTGTTAAAGTATTTGCCGCTATTCAGCCTGATGGGCAGTTCCTTGCTACCAGAGGTGCATTTGACAAAGTTATGATTATTCTGAAAGGGTGATACTATGATAGAGTTGCATAAAATTTGTGACCATTCCTATGACCAGCGTACAGGCGGCTGTGACTGTGTTAGTTGCAAATACCACATCAAGCACTATCAGCCTGAGCCTAAAGACTGGTTTATCTTCCACAAGGTGACAGCGGTAAACGCTGGTGAGTGCTTACAGCAAGGGGGAACTCAGAATGGGTAATGGGATTATCCCTGATGCAAAAGGAGCGGCAGAAGAAAAGCTCAAAAAGAAGCACCTGTTAATCCGTATCCCCGGAGAGAACTATGACAGAAAATGTCTGTCTAAAGATTCCCTTATGTATGTTGCCTATTCTCTGAACAGAGAGTATGTGCATCTGCCGGGCATCAACGATGGTGCAATCAAAGTTTCATCTCTTTCCAATGATATGCTGAGGTCTAAAGTTTTCATGTACCATATTGACACCAATAAGACGTTCACAGCAATCATTGCTGGTTCTGGGTTTACACTGTGGTACACCAAAGAAAAGGAGAATAAAAAGTGAGCGAAGTTATCGTGTTTGCAATTGCGGCATCCTACTCTATTTATATCACTGTGTGCAGATACAAGTATAAACTTGACAAGTCGGTGTACATTTGTGATGCACTGTTGATTCTTGCGGCTCTTTTGTCATTGTGGTGGTAATATGGCTGAACTTGACTTATGGCTTTGCATTATTGCAATATAACTTTGTGTTATTATGATTAACACAATCCATAAATAAAAACAAACCCCTCAAGTCGAACCTAACGGAACGGCAAGAGGGGTTTTCTATATCCTGTCTCTGAGGTGCACCAAAGCGCATTGCAGATACGAAACTACATAGCGGACGGTTCATCGCCGTTGCAAAACCCGCCTGTATCGGTGGTACTGTCTCAGAGGGATAAGTTAATTCGCTACGCTCATGCGACATAAGTGTGCGCATAGCGCAGATTTGTTTTGTTCACTTCGTGAACTTGTATTAGTAAGACAGCGCTTTCAAGATAACTTCTTTGCATTGCAGATTCTTAAACCGGAAAGCGCCACGGTCGAAGAAGTACCGCATTTGGTCTGTGAACATCTTGTACGCATTGAGCATAACATAGTTCACTCTATGGTCGTCTGTTGTGACAGCCAGCTTGAACTTGTAAGTCAAGTCTGGTTTATCATCGCAGTAAATAACACCAGTGTCTGGGAATTCTCTCAGCCCATATTCCTTGTTCATATAGCGGATAGTGCCCAAGTAACGAGAAACACCGGCAGGGCGTTCAATGAATGCAGAGCTGTCGTTCAGGTACACAGCTTGTGTCAAATACACATCGTATGTATCGCCACTGAACGCACTGTTAAAAGCAGATTCAGCCTGCGCCTTAGAAGCGGCTTCGACATATCCCTGTTCTAGTACCCATCCAACACCACGCAGAAAGTTTACGTTGTCATTCAGCCGTGAGCTGATATTCATTGCAACGTAGTAAGGATTCAGCAGGGTAACAGGGTTAGACAGCATATAAACAGGAACATATCGAGATTGAGCGCCCTGACCACGAGCAACAGAAGTGTGGATAGACCGGAACTTCTTTACCTCATCTGTGCAGTAATGGTTTGTCTCGCTCTGGAACTCGTCCATGAGCATTCGGGTGGTATCTGAGAAAAAATGAGAATACTTTTTAATCTGGTCTGCCGCATTGATACTTACAGCATATCCACAGGGAACGCCGTCAAGAAACAGTTCATGGTAAATACCAGCGGCCCTGCGCTGAGAGGTCATTGCGTGTCCTTGATAGAACAGAACGCCGATATCCTTAAAGAATTTGTCAGCGCATCCGTCAAGTTCATAGTTGAACCTATACAGCAACATGAACTTCTCTTTGTAGTTGATAAAACGCTTGATGCAATATCGGTTAAACCAAGTAGTTTTACCGCCGGAACGGTTAGTGGTACACATATAAATCTCTGGTTTGTTGCCGTTCGTGTCCATCAAAGACAGTAGCTTTGTACCATCATAGAAGTCACCCATTGTCTCAGCCCCTTTTTAGGAATTATTCCTATTTGTTCCACATGGAACATTTTCTCTCTAAAATAATTATATCATACCTACTTCCATTTTTCAACTACCTATGGTATAATAATTATAGAAGCTAGACCGGAAAGGGGGTGAGCTTATGAGTTCCGTCTATTCCGTTCCAGTGGAAGTAAAACTTGCTTTGGCCTTTATGATAATTGACGTTTTCACCGGAGTGTTGAAAGCTGTCAAAAACAAAGAGTTGAACTCCACAAAGGCAAGGGAAGGAATTTACAAGAAAGCCAGTTTTATCTTGTTCATTGCGTTCGGCTATCTCGCTGATTATGCTATGGCCTATGTGAACATGGGTTTCAATTTCCCTGCCGCCGCAACTATCTGCACTCTGGTTATCGTCACGGAAGCTATTTCTGTGCTTGAGAATCTGGGTCAGATTAACCCAGACTTGGTTAAACTGGTTGCGCCGTTCCTGTCTGCACTGAACAAGAAAGAAGGTGAGAACAATGGTTGACGTTGAGCTACTGCTTTCTGACAACGGCGGGGTTAGAATTTATCCCACCGAATGGCACAACACTATCTACTTTGGCTATCAGAAGAACGCTAACATTTACCGTCTACACATTGTTCGCTCTAAGGTATGGCAAAACCTTACTGTAAGAGCTTTCTTTCACACAGCAAATAAACAAGACCCGCCAGCACAGCTGTTTGTAGGTGATTACGTCAATGTGCCCGCTTTGATTACCGCTACTACGGCTGGCGGTGTTATCACAATTGAGGGCACTGACGGCATGAAAGCTCTTACCACAGCTGATATCCCTTACGTTGTAAGTGAGAACTCTGGTGTTGAGGACGGCACAACTCCTGAGCCAGCGTCTCCTGCTTGGGTTCAGCTAGTAGCAGAAGTCAATGCAGAAGCAGAAGCGGCAAAAGCCGCCGCTAAGATTGCTAATGAATCAGCAATTAAAGCGCAGTCTGCTTTGAATGACTTGTTACAGGGTATCCGAGATGGTGATTTCATTGGTCTGCCCGGCCCGGCTGGCCCACAAGGCCCTCAAGGTGTACAAGGCCCAGTTGGCCCGGCTGGCCCGCAAGGCGAGGTTGGCCCGGCTGGCCCTCAAGGCCCGAGAGGTGCACAGGGTGTAAACGGCCCACAGGGCATTCAAGGCCCGAAAGGTGACCCCGGCCCTAAAGGTGATGTTGGCCCACAAGGCGAAGTTGGCCCAGTTGGCCCGAGAGGTTTACAGGGTGATACTGGCCCGCAAGGCCCGAGAGGTCTACAGGGTGAGACTGGCCCGGCTGGCCCAGAAGGGCCAAAGGGTGAACAGGGTGAGACTGGCCCGCAAGGCCCGGCTGGCCCTAAAGGCGAAGTTGGCCCAGTTGGCCCGAGAGGTTTACAGGGTGATACTGGCCCGCAAGGCCCGAGGGGGTTACAGGGTAATACTGGCCCGCAAGGTGACCCCGGCCCTAGTTTTTATCGTGGATGTTGCTTATACACCTTAAATGATATGAACCCCTCTGACTATTTAGGCGGTTCATGGACATTACTGGAAAGCCGTTTTGAAAACTACGGCGATACAGTGTATCAAGTCAGAATATGGAAACATAATTGAGGTATATAATGGAAACTAAATCATATTATGTTTTTGACTACACCCTCAACCCTGATGAACAGTTGTCACCTCACTTCAAAGCGCATGAGTTTCGCTGTTCTGACTTATCCCGTGTCATTGTGCTAAACAAAGCACTTCTTGAACTTCTTGAAATTATCCGTAACCACTACAACAAACCACTTATTATCAACTCAGCATATCGCACAGTAGCTTACAACAGTTCAATTAAAAATTCCAGCCCTAAATCACAGCATGTGTTTGGCAACGCCGCAGATATTAAAATTTCAGGTGTTACGCCATTACAGCTGTACTCGTGGCTTAATTCTAAATACCCTAATTCGCTTGGACTTGGACTGTACAACACCTTTGTCCATGTGGATGTAAGAGAGGGAAAGTCACGATGGGACTACCGAACACAAAAATAACGTTGCTGGTTTGCCAGCAGACAGTTCTACTGTCACCCTCACACTTAAAGACTTGAAAGGAGCAAATTATGGAGCTTGCCGATTTCAATGCCAAGACACAGGAGCTTATCAAGCACTTGGGAGATAACGCAGACCAAGGCGAAGTAACCAACATCTTGGCAGAACTGACCACTGGTTTCAGTGAAGAGGTTGCCGCAAAAGCGACCGCTCTGCGCAGTGTGGATGAACTCACTGCTAAAAATGCGAAG